TTAGTTTTATACAAAAGTCTTGTAAGAAAAGAAAAATACCTTGTTTTATAATCAATACTAAACACTCAATTATTACGGATAAAGACGAAGAAAAAAATTCATTAACCATTTATAACTATGATGGCGAAGATGGAGAACACACTTTTATAGGTAAAAATACCGTTGTTATTACAAGAGCAGGTGCAATTGAAGATGAAGCAGGCCTTTCTCTAATATCTGCCTTTCAAAATTCTGGTGCCTTTATGTTAAACACCAGATCATCAATGTTAACTTGTGATAATAAACTCACGTCTGCTCTATTATTTGAAAAGTTTAATATACCCACACCAAAGACCGCTTTTGTATCTAATGAAAAAAATATAGACAGTGCATTAAAAATTATAGGTAATAAATTTCCAGTAGTAGTAAAAACATTAACAGGCACACAAGGTATTGGAGTTGTAAAAGTTGATAGTTACGACTCTTTAATATCCGTAGTACAAGCTTTGTTTAAACACGATGCCGAGTTATTACTACAAGAATATATGCCAACAGATTTTGATATAAGAACCTTTGTTGTTGATAACAAAATATTTGCTTGTACAAAAAGAGTAAAAGCAAAAGGCGAATTTAGATCAAACGTTCATAGAGGTGCGGTAGCAGAACCATATAAATTATCAGATAAAGAAATAGAAATAGTTTTAAGAACGGCCAGAGCATCAAAAGCATATATTGTTGGCGTAGACCACATCATATACAAAGATAAAATTTATGTATTAGAAGTCAACGGTTCACCTGGCACAGGTGCTGATTACGAAGGATATCATTACGAAGATTATGCCGACACACCTAACACAACAGGCCCAATTAAAGGTAAACAATTAGTAGATAATATAATTGATTATATAAACGATAGGGATAATTGGGATCGTCAATCAATAATAGAAGTAGGTTATATTGAAACAATAGAATTAGATGGCGTAGGTAAAGTAAGAGCAAAATTAGATACAGGTAATGGTGCTGAAGTCAGTGCATTACACGCCGAAGAAATAGATATTAAAGATGGTAAAGTTTCTTGGAAATATGATGGGAAAAAACATACAAGTAAACTTGTTCGTAAAGTAAAAATTTTTAGAGCAAACGTAGATGATGATAAAGGTGAAGAAAGGCCAGTTGTTAAATTAGATCTAACATTTAATGGGTTTGTTTATAAAGAAGTAGAATTTGGTTTAGATGAAAGAATCAGATCACGTAATGATGTGTTGTTAAATAGAGATATGATAAGAAAATTTAACGCCTCGGTAAATCCAAACCGAGAATTTGTGTTAAGTAGAAGAATCAAACCTATTGACAAAAAGTAAATAATAATATATAATGATATTATGAGTGAAGTAAAAATATTTAGATTATCAACTGGTGAAGATGTTATAGGTCTAAAATTAGAATCAAAAAAAGAAGAACACACCACAATTAAACAAGCATTTGTTATTGTACCTATGCAATCAAATCCTGGTGGGCCAGTATCTTTAGCATTAACACCATATATGCCTTATGCTGAAGATGAAGTACTTAACATAAAATCAATTAATATAATTGCAGAAGTAGAACCAAAAACAGAAATAAGAAATTCTTATAATCAGCATTTAGGAACAGGTATAGTACAATTTAAAAAACCTAAATTAATTGTTGACTAATGATAACAATATATTTTGTAAGAAACGGCTCTAAGATTAGAGTTGAAGTGCCTATTGGCCGTACTGTAATGGAAGCGGCTAAGAATTTTAGTAAAATATCCATACCAGAAATACCGGCAGATTGTTATGGTTGTTGCGCTTGTGCTACTTGTCATATCTATGTTGATGAAAAGTGGATTGACAAACTACCAAAAATTAACGATAATATGGCAGAATTAGAATTATTAGAGTATGAAAAAGGTTATAAAGAAGGCGTAAGTAGATTAGGTTGTCAAATATTTTTAACAAAAGAATTAGACGGTTTGATTTTATATTTAAGAGATGATGATACTAAAACCACTGAACAAATACACGGCAGCTGATTTTATAGCATCAAGGCATTATTCGGCAGTAATGCCTAAACTTACAAAACATTACTTAGGTTGTTTTTTAAAAGAAGAATTGGTGGGAGTAATTACTTTCGGTTGGGGTACAAGACCTAAACATACTATACAAAAGTTATTTCCACAATTAGACACAAAAGATTATTTTGAAATAGGTAAGATGTGTATGGATGATAAAATGCCTAAAAATTCAGAATCTCAATTACTTTCTCTATCTATTAAATGGTTAAAAGATAACACAAATATTAAATATCTATTTACTTGGGCTGATGGTTTAGTCGGCAAACCAGGTTATGTATATCAATCAGCAAATTTTTTATATGGTGGATTTTCTATTACTGATACTTATGTTACCGAACAAGGAGAAAAAGTACATCCTAGAACAATGCAAGGCCATATACCTAATACTAAAAATAGAAAATATGGTATGAGACCTAATCCAAAACAATTAATAGAATTAAAATTAAGTAGAGTAAAAGGTAAACAATTTAGATACATTTATCCTATGACGAAAAAAGATCGTAAACAATTAAAAAAATCTACCGTAGAATGGTCTTTGAAATATCCTAAAGAAAAAGATTTAATTTGGTATATAAAAAAACCTGGTGAAACTGAATATAAAGAAACAAACAAAATACCATTTGACTTATCTAAAGAAATGTTATATAATAAAAAGAATGTTAATATGTATAAAAGTGAAGGCAATTTAAGTGAATTTCTATAAATCAGTTATTGAATTTAAAGGCAAACTTCTTGTAAGAGGTATACACGAAGGCCAAGAATATAAAGAAAAGATAGATTTTGGTCCAACACTTTATTCTTTAACACAACAACAAACAGATTATAAAACCTTACAAGGTCAATATTTAAAACCTATTACATTTAAAACTATTGATGATGCTAGAACATTTAGACGAGATGTTGCTACCGATAACTCACCTATTTATGGTTTGGAAAGATACCACTATCAATATATTGGTAAAGAATATCCTGAAGATATAGATTGGGATAAAAAGTTTATAAAAATATTTACATTAGATATAGAAACGGCCTGCGAAAATGGTTTTCCTGACGTAGAAAATCCTATAGAAGAAATACTTTGTATTACAGTTAAAAATCAAAACAACAAACAAATCATTACTTGGGGTGTAGGCGATTATAAAACAGACAGAACAGATATAACTTATGTTAAATGTAAGAATGAAAAACAATTAATGTTTGAGTTTATGAATTTCTGGATGAAAAATTATCCTGATGTTATCACAGGATGGAATACCAAATTTTTTGACTTACCTTATTTGATGAACAGAATTATATTAATTGCAGGTGATAAGGTTGCAAACAAAATATCTCCTTGGGGATTATTTCAAAGAGAAACTATTTTAGTAAGAGGCCGACCTCAAACAGTTTACGATATAAAAGGTATTACAAATTTAGATTACTTAGACTTGTATCAATGGTTTATTCCAACAAGACAAGAAAGTTATAAGTTAGATTTTATTGGTGAATTAGAACTTGGTCGTGGTAAAGATGAAATGAAACACGATACATTTAAAGATTGGTACACAAAAGACTTTCAATCATTTATAGATTATAATATACAAGACGTGGAAATTGTTGACGCATTGGAAGATAAACTTGGCCTTATTGATTTATCTTTAACTGTTGCTTACGAATCTAAAGTAAATTATGGTGACATCTTTTCACAAGTGCGTGTATGGGACACTTTAATTGCAAATCATTTATTAAAGAAAAATATTTGTATACCACCAAGAGAAGATAATGTTAAGAACGAAAAATATGAAGGCGCTTATGTAAAAGAACCACAACTTGGTATGCACAAGTGGATTGTATCATTTGATATTAACTCTCTATATCCTCATATCATTATACAATATAATATATCGCCAGAAAAAATTATAGGTGAAAAACCATCAGGCATTTCAGTTAATAAGATGTTGAATCAATCAACACCTTTGGCTTATTTAAAAACAGAAGGCGCTTGTATAACTCCTAATGGTGCTTTATTTAAAACCGATAATCAAGGTTTTTTACCAGAGATGATGGAGACAATGTACAATGAACGTGTCATTTACAAAAATAGAATGTTAAAAGCAAAAAAAGAATATGAACAAACAAAAAATCCTGAACTTATAAAAGAAATTTCTCGTTGTCATAATATTCAATGGGCAAGAAAGATTGCATTAAACTCCGCTTATGGTGCAGTTGGCAATCAATACTTTAGATACTATGACGTAAGACAGGCTAGTGCAATCACTACAGCAGGCCAGTTTATAATTCGTTTTATAGAAGAAAAGGTAAATGGTTATTTAAACAATATATTAAAGACACAGGATAAGATAGATTACATTGTAGCATCAGATACAGATTCAATTTACGTTACACTTGATAAACTTGTAGAACATACTTGTAAAGACAAAACAGAAGATCAAATATGTAATTTTTTAAATAAAGTAGTTGACAGTAGAATTGAACCATTTTTAAATAAATGTTTTGAAGAACTTGCAGACTATACTAACGCATTTAAAAATTGTATGGTAATGAAACGAGAAGTAATCGCCAACAAAGGTATATGGGTCGCAAAGAAAAGATATATGTTAAACGTATTAGATGAGGAAGGCGTTAGACTTTCTGAACCTAAGTTAAAGATTATGGGTATTGAAGCCGTTAAATCTTCAACACCACAAGTTTGTAGAGGTAGAATTAAAGAGGCCATTAAGATTATAATGAGCAAAGATGAAGATACATTACAAAAATTTATTGCAAACTTTAAAAAAGAATTTTTTGAAATGACGGCAGAACAAATATCTTTTCCAAGGTCGTGTAACAATATGAAAAAGTATTATGATAGTAATAATATCTTTATAAAAGGTACACCAATACACGTTAAAGGTGCTTTAATTTACAATCATCAAATAAAAGAATTTAAACTGAAAAACAAATATCCATTAATACAAGAAGGTGATAAGATTAAATTTCTTAAACTTGTAGAAGCAAATCCATTTAAATTTGATGTTATAAGTTATGTAACAACACTGCCTAAAGAGTTTAAATTGCAAGGCTATATAGATTATGAAACGCAATTTGAAAAAACATTTTTAGATCCAATGAGATTTATATTACAGGCTATTGGTTGGTCACAAGAAAAGAAAGCAAACTTAGAGGCATTTTTTCAATGATAAACTGGTTATTTTATACTATACCTGAAAACAAAAGAATACATTATTTAATATGTTTATGGGTAGCGCTTGTTATTATACCTCATTATGTTTTGGGAATGGCCTTTACTATAACAATGCAATTTTTAAATTTTATATGTTATGATATACTCTATTATTATTTTTTAAAAAACGGACATTTTAATAATGATTGAATTTCCTAATAAAAAATATAATATCATTTACGCTGACCCTCCTTGGCATTTTGAAAATTGGAATAATGAAAAGGCACAAACAAATCCTTTAAATCATTATCCAACTATGAATATGAAAGAGATACATAATTTACCTGTAAAAAATATAGCAGCTGATGATTGCATTTTGTTTATGTGGTGTACAGATCCATTATTAGATAAACAAATACCTATTGTTGAAAGTTGGGGATTTAAATATAAGACAGTAGGTTTTGTGTGGGTAAAAACAAATAAAGATAGAATTAAAAATTATTATTTTAAAGGGCCAGGTTATTGGACAAGAGCTAATCCAGAAATATGTATATTAGCAACAAAAGGTAAACCAAAAAGAGTAGGTACTAATGTAGATAGATTAGTTGTTGATGAAAGACGTGAACACAGCAGAAAGCCAGATAGAATTAGAAATGATATTGTAGAATTATGTGGCGATTTACCTAGAATAGAATTGTTTGCTAGACAGAAATTTGATGGTTGGGATTGTTGGGGTAATGAAGTATGAAAATATTAACTAAAGAGCAAGCACTACATTGTGCTAAAATATTTAAAGATTATTTTGGTAACTTTTCTCGTATAGATGAATATATGAGAGATCAAAAATTGGCCTCCATACAAAATATTCCTGCTGGATTACCAGGTATGAGTTTAGAAGATGACTTGTTTTCTGATTTTACAATGTCCCCTAATGATATGAAACTAGAAGTATTGGAAATAGACAATACAACTTGGGACACTTGTATTAATATGATTTCAAGTCACAGTAATATGGTAAGTATTCCTGGTAAAAATTTAAAATTAGCAATAAAAGAAACAACCACAAATAAATGGGTAGGGTTTATTAGATTAGGTTCACCAGTTATTAATATGAAACCTCGTAATGAGATGCTAGGTAATGTGCCTGATTTAAGTCATTTCAATAAAACGGCCATTATGGGATTTGTTATAGTACCATCTCAACCTTTTGGTTATAATTATCTAGGTGGCAAATTATTGGCGGCCATTTGTTGTAGTCATTATGTAAGAGAATTATTAAATAAAAAATATGATATGAATCTATGTTTATTTGAAACTACAAGTTTGTATGGTAATAGTAAGTCATCAAGTCAGTATGATGGTATGAAACCTTTTATACGATATAAAGGCCTAACAGACAGCGATTTTATACCTATGTTACACGGAAAACCTTTTGAAGATTTAAAAAATTATGTTGAGAATATAGTTGGTAATTTAGTTAAAGAAGATGCTTCAAGTAAAAAATTAAAATTAACTAATGCAATTATAGGTTTAATAAAACGTTCTTTAAAAGATGACAGTATAGAACTAGAAAATTTTAATAAAGTTATCAACAACGCAAAAGACTTGACAGAACAGAAAAGATATTATATAAGCCATTATGGTATTAAAAACTTTGTAGATATTGTAAATGGTAAAACAGATACAATTATTAAAGACGATACTTACGATAGGTTTGAACTAAACAATATCATAGAGTGGTGGAGAAACAAGGCCATTACACGATATGAAACATTAAAAAAGGAGAATAAAATAAGAAGTGAACTTGAAATCTGGACTAAAAATAGTAATCTACAAATCATCCGTTAGAAAAAGTATTTGTATAAATAAAAGCATATATCTGATGTGATGGTGGAGAAAATTTTAACTAATAGAGAGATGGATAAAAATAACTTACTTATACACAAGCACTTAATCATTCGTGCTGAAGTAAAAAACCCTCCAAAAGACGAACAGAAACTTACCGAGTGGATGAAAGAGTTTATTTCTTTTATCAATATGAAAGTTTTAATGGGACCTTACGTTAAATATTGTCCTACAGTGGGCAACCGTGGTATTACAGGTGTGGCCGTTATTGAAACAAGTCATATAGCTATACACGTTTGGGACGAAACCGATCCGGCCATTATGCAGTTTGATGTTTATAGCTGCTCAGAATTTGATCCATATAAAATAGCAGATAAACTTCAAGCTGACTTTGATGTAGTAAAACTAGATTATAAGTTCCTTAATAGAGAAACCGAATTGAAACCAATAAGATTGAAAAAAGATACAATGAAAAATTATGCAAATAGTAATAATCAACAGACTCAACAACCCAACTTATTTAATATCTCCTAACTTTCCTCCAAAAGAACTTGACAATTTAAAGGAAATGTTATATAATGATAATATTAAATATATATTAATTTATAGTGAAAAGGAACGATTAGAATATGAGCAACTTTCTCAAAGAAATAATTAAAGATGTAGGTAACGAATATGCAACACTTGTAAGTGAGGGTGTTGACAGTGCAGATGTAACAAATTTTATAGACACTGGCTCATATTCTTTTAACGCATTATTATCAGGTAGTATTTTTGGTGGTCTTCCAGGAAATAAAATCACCGCAATTGCTGGTGAAGCCGCTACAGGCAAAACATTTTTTGCTTTAGGTATTTGTAAAAACTTTTTAGATAAAGACAAAGAAGCAGGCGTAATTTATTTTGAATCTGAAAGTGCAATATCAAAAGAAATGATCGTATCACGTGGTGTAGATGCAAGTAGAATGGTAATTATTCCTGTGGCTACTGTACAAGAATTTAGAAATCAATCAATAAAAGTATTAGACAAATATTTAGAACAACCAGAAGATAAAAGAAAACCTTTAATGTTTGTATTAGATAGTTTAGGTATGTTATCTACAACTAAAGAAATGGAAGATACAGCAGAAGGAAAAGAAACAAGAGATATGACAAGATCACAAATTGTCAAATCTACATTTAGAGTTTTAACATTGAAACTTGGTAAGGCAAAAGTTCCAATGATAATGACCAACCACACCTATGATGTAATAGGTTCTATGTTCCCACAAAAAGAAATGGGAGGTGGTTCTGGTCTTAAATACGCAGCCTCATCAATCATCTATCTTGGCAAAAGAAAAGAAAAAGATGCCGACAACGAAGTGATTGGTAATATTATCCACTGTAAAAACTATAAGTCAAGGTTAACAAAAGAGAATGCTCAAATTGATGTAAGACTAACATATAAATCTGGTTTAGATAGATATTATGGTTTGTTAGAAATTGCAGAAGAAGAAGGCATTTTCAAAAAAGTATCCACGAGATATGAGTTACCTGATGGCACTAAAGTGTTTGGTAAATCTATCAATGATGAACCTGAAAAATATTTTACAAAGGAAATATTAAAAAAGATAGATGAAGCAACAAAGAAAAAGTTCCTCTACGGAGCCGAGTAAATACGTATTTGTTCAAAAGACAGGTGATGATTTTACTTGTATTAAATTACTAGAAGAAAAATATAAAGGTGTTATATTTAAATACGGTGACGTAGGCTTTGCAAAAGATGAAAAGCCAGACGGTACGTTGCCAATGAGATTTAAGTATGATATTATAATGAATCCTTACGAAAAGGACACCACATCACAAGAATTTATAAATTACATAGGTGATTTATTAATAGAACTATTAGAAAAACAATTGACGGATGGAAAAGTTGAATTTAAATAATGAACGAATAGAGATTACAGTACTACGTAATTTTATATTCAATGAAGCCTTTACAAGAAAGGCCTTACCTTTCTGTAAAGAAGATTACTTTACTAATCGTAATGAACGATTATTGTTTAGAGAAATAGACACATTCGTAAACAAATATAAAAATATACCCACAAAAGAAGCTCTTGTTATAGAACTTGGACAAAGAAAAGACATTAACGAAGATGAATTTAAATCAGTAAAAGATTTACTAGATACAATATCAAATGAAAGTGTAGACCTACAATGGTTACTAGACACCACAGAAAAGTTTTGTAAAGACAGAGCAGTACATAACGCAGTACTAACTGGTATTAAAATATTAGATAAGAAAGACCCCAGACTTACACCTGAGGCAATACCAGGTATTCTTGCAGATGCTTTGGCCGTTTCTTTTGATAATCATATTGGTCACGATTATATAGAAGATGCTACTAGACGATTTGACTTCTATCATACTAAAGAAAAAAAATATCAATTTGATTTATCATATTTAAACCGTATCACAAAAGGCGGTGTACCACCTAAAACTTTGAACATTGCTTTAGCAGGCACAGGCGTAGGTAAATCTTTGTTTATGTGTCATTGTGCGTCCAGTTTTTTAACACAAGGTCTAAACGTATTATACATTACAATGGAAATGGCAGAAGAAAGAATCGCAGAACGTATTGACGCTAATCTTTTAGATGTAACTATGGACGATTTACATAGTATGCCTAGACAACTATATGATGATAAGATTACTAAGATTAGAAATAAGACTGCTGGTAAATTAATTATTAAAGAATATCCTACAGCATCAGCACACGCTGGCCATTTTAGAGCATTACTTAATGAACTTGCATTAAAGAAATCTTTTAGACCAAATGTTATCTTTATTGATTACCTAAATATTTGTTCAAGTAGTAGATTTAAAGGTGGCAATATTTCTTCGTACTTCTTCATTAAGGCAATAGCCGAAGAACTACGAGGTCTTGCAGTTGAGTTTAATGTGCCAATTTTCAGTGCAACTCAAACAACAAGAACAGGATTTGTAAGTACAGACATTGGTTTAGAAGATACTTCTGAGTCTTTTGGTCTTCCAGCAACTGCCGACTTTATGTTTGCTCTTATATCTAATGAAGAATTAGAAGCATTAGGTCAAATGAAAATTAAACAATTAAAAAATCGTTATAATGATCCATCTATTAATCGTGCCTTTATAGTAGGTGTAGATAGAGCTAAGATGAGATTGTATGATGTATCTAATAATGCTCAAAATATTGTAGATAGCAACCAAAAAGAAATACAAGTGAAAACAAGTTATGATAAGTTTTCAGATTTTAAAATATAGATATGGAAACTAAAAAAAGAACAATAGTTAGAATGATAACTTACAGAATATCAGCTTGGCTATTTACAATATTATGGACTTATATGTTTACAGGCAATCTTACTAATGCTACAGGTTTTGCCACATTATTACACATATTACTAAGTGTTGATTATTATATACACGAGCGCATATGGTTAAAAATAAAATGGGGTAAAAAATGAAAAAACAAAAAGTAAGATTTCATAAAAGCGATAGAAGACCTGGCCATTTAGGTGAACAATTGTCTTATGAAAAAAAGATGATTAAAAGAAAAAATAATATCTACTGGCAGGCCATAGAACAACCAACAGGTACAATTATTACTCAATCATTCTTTGAAGAAGATATAGAAGATTTAGTTAAGTTTCAAAATACACACCGTCAATGGCAACCTAATGGCGGTATTCCTAAATTTCTTTGCGATAATATTAAGTAGCCTTTTATAAATATATAAATGGCATATGTATTAGATAAACAACAATCATTAAATCACGCACCATCAGAACTTAAAAATGACTTTACAAAAATGCTTAAGGGCATTGATGAAAAATTATTTTTTGCTGATGATAAATGGTCTAAAAATAAAAATTCTCAATGGAATATAAAAACAAGTTCCTCAAATGTTGATTTAATTAAAAAAAATTTTGGAGGTGGAATTTTTTTACCAAACATATCTTATCTTATAGAAGCTACAAAAGGATATAAAATTAAATTTTTAATATCTAAAAAATCAGCACCAACAGGTTCAGCAGATGCTCAAACTACACGTATGCAAGAACTAGGTTCTGCTTGGATTATGCGAAGAGCACTAAATGATAACATTCACTATAAAGATTGGCAATCAATTAGAAAAGATCCAAAATATAATGAATTAAAAAAAATTTATCCTGATGTTGATGAATCTCCTGATTGGCTTCAAACATTTTATGGTCAACAGAAAAAAATGTTAGAAAAGTTTTCAAATGCACAATTTACAGAATTTAATCGTGAAGGTGGTTTTATGCAATATATAAGTGAACTCGTTAAAACAAAATATGGTATTTCTAAAAAAGATACTTGGAATCCCGCTGATATATGGTGTATAAAAAATCAAGATAAGGTTATAAAAATATTTAAAGATAATGTTGAAGGATCAAAACTATCTCAAACAATTGAAGAAGTTAATGCTTTACAACGTGAAATGTTTAAAAGTAAACAAGTTGTAGGCATATCACTTAAAAAATTAAGTGGTCAAATTGCAAAATACGAAGAATATAATTTAGATGAAGCCAGCTTATATCCTGATTTTAATTTTAAACTATTAACTTCTGCTATTGATTTAAGATTTGATAAAAAATTTGGAACACAAGATGCTCGTTTAATTGTAACCGGAGAAGGAGTTGCTTATAATTTTCAAATTAAAGGAAATGATACTGCTAAAATTTCTAACTTAAAATGGGAGCCAACAGCTAAAGGTTCTACTGCAGCTCGTGTAGGTAAAGCTCCTGTTGAAATGGTGGCCGCATTAATGAAAGACAATAAAATGGATTTTATAAATGACAATAAATTGTTTCCACAAAATGCTAATGAATTTAAAGAAAAACAAAATCTTTATGAACAGATGTTTAAAAGACTATTAATACAAAAAGTAGAAACAAAAATAACTTCATCAAACGACTTTATTAAAAATATTAAATTAGGTTATAATGTAGAAACACCTATAGCTGTATCAAAATTAATGCAATTAAAATTTTTAGATGAGTTATATAAGTTAAACCAAAAAAAACGTAACGAATTTGTGACTGATCTTGTGTTTTTAGCTTCCAAAATAGGTGAAAAATTTGGTCCTTTTGGTAAAATATATTAAAAGATTGACAATAACATCAAAGTATAATATAATATAAATAGTATTAATTGATATAGTGTATGGTTAGTTTGATTTTGTTTATGGGAACTATGAGAGGTAAATGTTTAGTTTTAAGGGATTCACTACAAAGGGTACAAACACCCATTTAGAACACTTAGAAGATTCTATTATAGATAGAGGTTCAAAAGGCGGTAGAGATGCCGTTAATTTTCTAAAGTCAATCAAAAAAATGCTGACAGGCCACGTAGGTGGTAGGCTTAACGTAACAGTTAAATGGGACGGTGCGCCGGCTGTTATATGTGGTATTAATCCAGAAAACGGTAAATTCTTTGTTGGTACAAAATCAGTATTCAACGTAACACCTAAAATTAATTATTCAACAGGTGATATAATGAAAAATCACGATGGTGTATTAGCACAAAAATTAATTGTATGTTTAAGAGAGTTATCTAAATTAGGTATTACAGGAATTCTACAAGGCGATTTATTATTTACAAAAGGCGATGTCAAAACAACTACAATAGATGAACAAGATTTTTATGTATTCACACCTAACACAATTACATATGCGGTGGCTAGAGATAGTGATATAGGTAGAAGAATTGCCGGCGCAAGACTCGGTATTGTATTTCATACATTATACTCAGGAAGTAAAATGAGTAATCTAAAGGCCAGCTTTGGTTCAATAAGAGGATTTCCTAAACTATCATCTGTGTTTGTAACAGACGCCACTTACAAAGATGCTTCAGGCGTTGCAACATTTAATAATGCAGAAATGAGCCAGTTTGATAATATCATAGCGATGGCTGAAGGTTCTTTATCAAAAGCAGAACCATTATTAAATCAATTTA